AGCTTGGGAGGAGAGTATGGGTGAAGCTCCTACTTTCGCTCTTACAGTGTATCGTCAAGGAGTTGCTAAAATGGCTCTTAAGGGAGAGTTTCTTTTGGCTTATAGTCTCCGTAGTGATCTTGCCATGGTACAGTTTGCCAAACCTCCCTTCCAAGGCGTTGTTTCTGCCTGGAAATGTCTTTCCTCCGGAAAGATGGATCCTGGTTTCAAGATGAGTATGCTCTTTGATACTCGTACGCATATTGGAAAAGATATTTCCTCACCGATCCTTATACCTATTACAGGTTTAACAATCGTCAAGCGTAAGAATATTGAGGAATATCAAGCTCATGCACCCCACAAGTTTGAGGAGGGAGATTGCGGCAATCTTGCCGTGTTTTCCTATGATGACAATAAAGATGGGGGGACGATTTTCGGCATGCATTCTGGAATAATTGGTCAAAAGAATATTTTGACTCCAGTTACTCTAGAGTTGTGTGTTTCCATGAATCGTACCTTTTCAGATGAAACTCCTCTTGCTCAGGCTATTAAGTCAAGTAATCAGTTCTTTATCAAGGGTTGGGAGACTACTAAGCGACAGACTCATGTTCCTACCGAACATAATATTATTCCAACTAAGTTCGCTGGTTTATTTGGACCCGTCAAAACACGTCCTTGTGCTTTGCGCCCCGTTAATGGGGTGTCTCCTTTGGTGAAGTCTATCGAAACGTATGAACCTCGTCCTTTCCGTTCTTATACTAAGTTCGAGAAGGAAGTCTGTCGTGCGTATCGGAAGGCTCAGATGCCGGCCCCTATTGAATGGGAGCCTACAGATGTTTTTGTTATCTCGAGACATCGCCCCAATATGAATGCATCTAACGGCTATCCTTTCTGTACTAGTGAGTTTAGCTTGCATTCAAAAGCGGAGGCTATTATTATTGAAGATTTTAATGGCTTCTATTCATCGCATACGTACGAATCTCGTGTTGCGATGAAGTTGGAAGAAATGTGCAAGTCTCTTGAGGCTCGCACATTCGATCAATCTGATCATAAGGTGATCTACACTCTTAAGGTTGATACTTTACCTAATGAGAAAGTAGATGAACTAGCTACTCGTTCGTTTAATGCGACTGGTGTGTTGGTCTATCTTGTGACGATGGTTGTAGCTGGCCCCCTACTTGCTGCTCGTAACAAGTATAGTGCTACTACCAATAGTACTTTTGGTCTGGATGCTCATGGTCCAGATTGGGAAGTTACTATGGGACCGTTCCTTGAAGATGATGAAGCGATGGATATAGATTATAAGAAAATGGATCGTCATCATCACCCTGAGGGCAAGCCTGAACATCTTAAGTCTAATGTTGAGTTTTTACAAGCTTACTGGAAGACTGAAGATTTGCAGGTTACCCTCGATAAAAAGACCTATATCTTTAACATTGAGTATGTTATTGGTCAGATGCATAAGAATTCAACTCAACCCGATATGTTACTGAATCGTATCATTTTGGGTTTGAGGTTACCAATTTTGGTGTCTGGTGCTGCTTGGACAGGTCATCTTAACTCGCAAGAGAATGATGATGTTGTCGCGACCACATATCTAAATGGTCGAATTGCTCAAGGTCTTGATCCTACATACCATGAAGAGAAAGTCGATATGATAGTTGAGGATCTTCTTGAGAATGTTTATGCAAGAACTCATGGTGATGATCTTATCGCCAGAGCTCTTAATGAGCAAACTAAAGAAGTCTTCAACTGCGTCAACTTTGCCGCCACGGCTAAGGAACTTGGACATATTGCAACTCCTGCTAATAAAACTGCAGAGATTGTAAAGTTTATCCCAACTCGGACTGCTACGTTTCTAAAGAGACGTATTGTTCTTGTTCCTGATCCCGCTATGGCGTGCTTTCGTGTTATGGCCCCTCGTCCTATTGAGGATATATTGGAGAGTCTCAATTGGAGAGATGCC